CACCAAGGTCTGTGGAGTTATCTAACAGGAACTTCCGTGTCAGATCCTCCACCACCTTTTGCCCGTCTTCGGTAGAGAAGCATCGGCTATATGCCTTTGCTAATTCAGAGAAACGCTCTCTGGCCTCCGCAGAAGCCTTGTGAGCGTCCTCATTCCTACCCTCTATGTTCTGCCAACTCATTCAACAACCTGCAGCTGAGGCGATTCTGGGGGCATCTGGGGCTGTTGTGCCATCTCTTGCTGCGCTCCGGCTTGGATAGCCTGTTGTTTCTCTGTATCACTGCGGACTAGCTCGGATGCCATGCCGGTTTTCTGTGCAACGTAGCTTCCGAAGTCCTCGATCTTGAATGACGTAGCAATCAGATCAGGCCCAGCGTTATTGGCAACGAACTGCACCGCCTGCTGGAGTGACAACAAGTCCTCACCATCCTGAGCACGAGCGAGAGGGGAGGTGAACTTAACGTCTACGTCCCTACCGTCTAGCTGGATCGGCATGATTAGTCCACGACGCATCAGGATAGACACCACCCTCTTGAGAATAGGTATCAGAACCTCTGTTTGTAGCCGTCCAAAGGCAGAGCCGATGCGCTTGGCTAGCTCTCTGCTTTCAATAGCTATCTCGGTAGCTGTACGGACAGGACCGGCAGGGTCTCTCAGGTCATTGAACAGCGCCAACTTGATAGAGTTTTGCAGTTCAGTGATCTCGAACTGTGCTAGTCCTAGATTGGTGCCCGTATCCAGACGCATGATCGACGGGTTGCTGGTGTTGTTCGACCCCACTGGGATGACTACGCCCGGTGCGATGGTCAGGTTGTAGGGATTGGTCACGCCATCATCGGTGGCCGTGTACATGCCTGCAAGATCAATAGCAGCCTTCTGCAATACGAACTCTTTGGCCTTGTTCAGACTCCGCACATCGGGCAGACACTGCATTGCAGGCCCACGACCACGCACTTCACCGGCTACCTTTGTGTATCGACCAGTGACCCAAGGCGATGTTTCACCGAAATCCTCAATCCATGAGAACCGATCCTCACCATTAACCCACAGACAACCGTAGTATCGCTTGGCTTTAGGCTCGAATACCACGCCCTCACTCACTGCAAGGTCAGCATCGGGAGAGTTCTCAATCAATGCCCGAACAGCCTCGGACACTTCCACGCCTCGCCACATACGCTCAAGCAATCGAGCCTTTACGCTGAACCTACGCCAGTGCGTTTCGATGTTACCGAATGGCCCTTCCTCAAACGCTATGCCTTTCTGCGGTATGCAGTGGAATACGATGGGGTTTAGGTCATCATCAGTCTCGTCGATGCGTAGCGTAGCTGTGCCGATCAGCAGATCTAGTGCAGCCTCATAGAACTGAGTACCAAAGTTACTGCGGTTGATGTAGTCAAAGACTATGCTCGCCTGCTTGTCGAGGTTCTCGCGGATCTGTTGCTCGGTAACACCCACCTCACCCTGTTCGAGTATCTCTAAGACCTCGTTACTGGGTTGGAATGCAGCCCATCGCGCCTGTATGGGAGCAATGTTCTCTTGCAACTTACTAGCAGCCTGTTGAATAGCAGTGAGAGAGGTGGAATCGAATATGCGATCCATCTTCTTCTGCCCAGTGTTCTCCGTCTCGAACAGGTTACGCTGAGGCAGGAAGTATTCGTACACATCAGACATCTGGTCGTGCCACATGCCTTCAGTATCAAACGCTCGCTTCTCTCTGCGCTTCATGTCCTTGACTGAGCCAAGGTATTTAGGCGACTTCATAACATGCCACCCGCTCTAACATTGATACCGCTCAGGATGCTAGATCGTGTTGCTGCAGATGGCCCAGCTGTTGCCGCTCTGCCCCTTCCCATTGCTGATGCCGCAGCCCTTCGGGTTGTCGGTGCTCCCGCTAACAGCGAACGAGTACCCAGCTGGCCCCGTCTTTGTGCTCGCAAGCGTCCTTCTTCCTCTGCTATTTCCTCATCTAGTGCGCGTTCCTGTCGTGCAGTAACCGCCACCTCTCTTGCTGTTGGTTCTGGCTTCTTTGGCTTCTTCATAGTTAGTGCCTCGTTAAGTGTTTGTAAAGTTGGTATGGCGTAAGTATCCAAGGATTCCAGATACCTAACGCCTGTTTGATGTGCCCCACACAAGTGTTGAGCATGAATAATCCTCGCCCATCATCCTCTACCTCAGCCTTGACCACGATCATATTGCCTACGGATGCACTGAAGTCTGGCAGCGTGAACAAGTCTAGCCCGTCTGTGGTCTTGCCGTACACAATCCACTGCCCAGCCTCTGCCTTGATTAGATAGCAGTGCTGATAGGCAGGATGCAGGAATCGACACCACCAATGATCTCGGCTAGGCGTAAACACTACATAGAAGTGTTCACCCGAAGACATTGAAGTTTACCTTAGCCGTCTGTGGTGCTCGCTGCATGTGTGCCGGTGACAGACTCTCTCTCCACCCGAGTGCGAGGGTTTGCAGTGCATCGGCTCCGTGTGATGCCCAATCATGTACTGGGTTGTCCCTGAATCGACCAGCCTTCTCGTCCCATTCACGCCGATATGATGCGACGCAGTTGTATCCCTGCTCCGCTCTCTCGTCGTCTATCCAGAACCTTGGGAACATACGCCTCACCGCCTGTATTCCCTCTGCCTTCACCCGTGGTCGTTGAACAGTGCGGAAGGATATACCCATCTGCCTAGCAGTTTCCTTGCGTGAGCGTCCAGATGTGAGCTCTCTCACCTCGATATCATGCGGCGCTAGATGTGTGCCTAGCCCTACACCATTGGTATTGGCCCACTGGTTCAGGTACTGGATGTAATGCTCCATCCCCTTGCCTGTGGCCTCGTAGTAATGCACGAGCCGGATCTCTTTGCCTACCGATTGGAAGAACCACACCGACATCGCATCCGCTATACCTAAGTCCCATGCAGTGTGAACAGGGAGTGAGGGTTCTATCGGCAGCCTACCGATGCGTCCCTGATCCTTGGCTGCGCTTATCTGGTCTGCGTAGTACGCCCCCGCTATCTGTGACTCAAACGACCCATAGAACTCCTGCTGTATCAGTGCTTCTTCCATGCCCTCCGCACGTTCTTGATCGATGATCTCGTGCGTGATGACCGGCGACCCGTCCTCTCTCTTGGTGTCGTTTACCGTGAGGTTCTCGCAGTACCAATCATCAGACTTGCGAGCCATGTTGTATAGCGAGTAGCCGTGGTTCTTGCCCCGTGGTGTGTAGATGAACGAAGCCCACCCATCGTTCTCTGCAAGTATCGGCCTGATGTATGCCCATGCGTTCGGATCGCACAGGCTCCATTCACTGAACACCACCCCCACCGGGTTGCTACCCACCAAAGAGTCGTAGTTATCTGATCCTGCTAGCTGCCATGTGCTGCCGTTTACCAGTTCGATCAGCATTTCCTGCGAGCTAGTGCGCTTGCGGATCTCTTGCGGGAATACTTGGTCCAGTATCTTCCTACCCTGCGAGTCGATGCCGTTCCATATAGCTTTACGCGCTTGGGTTTGATAGGGGAACAGATGCCAGTATGTACCCACCCGCTCCAGCATTGCTTTAGCCGATAGGTTCAGCACAGTTGAGTCCTTGCCTGCGCGTCTATGCCACACCACACAGAACCTCTTGGTGCCTGCGTCGTAGGCTTTGAACAGTCCTATCTGATGCGGGCGCGGTGCCCACTCATTCGGGATAGAGATACTAGGCATCTTTAAAAGACTGCACGTTGATAGTTAAGGACTCCCCACCCTCTCCTGTTATCTCTACCGCTTTAACGTCCCCAATGTACTTACCAATGAGTTTCATCTTGATATCAGCGGCAGCCTTTAGCCTAGTAACTGCTAGTTGGTCTAAGTCGTCACCCAGATTGCAAAGTTTCTCTGTTATTTCAACGACATGCTGGACATGACCCTGCCCCGCTAACTGCTCTCTGAGTGCCTCTTGGCGTATAGCGCGGTTCTCTTGTGCTCTAGTCCTCGCCACGTTTACCCCCGAATATTCTCTCCCACCCGTCTTGGTATGCAGGTGAGTTGTTGTTCAGTCGTCCAGCGATTCTAGGTCTGTCACCCTTACCGCCGTGATCCCAATTCGGGAAGTGTTTTGCTTGATCCTTCTTGGGGATCTTGTGTCGATGATCTGCCATGTGTCGCCAAATACCATATATGATTAACGGATAGCAAGCACTTATTGTACATTACTTGCGAAAAATAATTTAACTTTTTTTTGCTATACCCCTTGACTCCTATGAAAGATTCCTTTTTAATGGCTTCACATCAACGACAGCGGAGAACGGACATGACCCTACTTAAAAAACTTACCGCAGCCTTTGCCGAAGCAGATGCCATGAGCATCGCTGGCATTCCAGAAGAAGTGAAAGCGAACCGCGAGTGGTTCAGAAAGGCTTACGCAAAGCTGCGCGAAGAGTTCCCAATGAATTCTGGTCGCGCAAATTACAATCGGTTCTACTCGGAACTGGATCGCATAGCTTCACAGCAGACTCAGGAAGACAATAATTGGAGCTTCGATGATCACGTCGAGCGCGAGATCAAGCGAACAAAGCGCACTCACGAAAACCGCAACAAGCGAATCGCGCAAAAATTCGAGAAGGCTGGAATCGCAGACATCGACTCAGACGATCTGGTTGTGATCTACGGCGAAGACTTTTGCGGTGAGTGGGTAATCGACGGGCACCGCGTCAAGCTCGATGTCATCTGGGCGGGTGGCTACAACATCCAGCGCCTACACTGTCGAGTGCTTTGCAGCGTCAAGAAAATCAAGGAGGCCGCGTAAGCGGCCCGAAGGAGATAGATATGTTCACTCAAAAAGAATTAGCTAGCTTGATGCACGATCTCATCGAGGAAACCAATCACCAGCAAGTGAAGATGGGCCGCTCGTGGGCGACTCTTTCCGAAACCTTTAACGACTACTTGGGCTTGGTTGGCGGTCTGTCTTTCCAAGAAACTCAGCAGATTCGTGCTGAAATCGAAAAACAGGAGGCCGCGTAAGCGGCCAAGGGGATCACATGAAACTACGCTACCCACTCGCCCTTTTGCTGGTTGTTCTGATTTCTTGTGTGTCCAATCAGGACTATCAGGACGCGCTGCACGAAGAAGCCATCTACATCCAATCGGTCTGTGATGGTGTCCACGGGGACTATCTCAACCTTCGGCCTGCTTGCTAACCAGCCAGACGTTCTCTCTCGCCTGATCCTCTGGCTTCTCTGCTGGGGGATTGGGTTCTGGGCCTTCCTCGTACAAGTCCGAGATGATTATCGTTACCTGCGAGTTGTTGTCCATGTCTTCAATTACTATTGTCGGCACCAAACCTCTCCTCGATGAAGCGTTCACGTTGCACGAGTGTAGCAAGA